TGAAGTTAGTAGAAGGTTCAGCACTAGTAAGACCAGGAGTGACTAGATAATGCCAGAAATAAGAGCTAGAGTCGGATCTCAAAATGTAGTTCGTGTTTTATCAAATGCATCTTCTCCTCCGTCAAATTTAATCGATTTAAGAGATGTAAATAGTAATTTTAAAACTGAAGATGGGATGATCCTTGTTTGGGATTTACCATCCCAAAAATTTATAATGACAAGTGTCATTGATTCTTCATCTTCAACAATTAGTGGAATTGCTTATTATACAAATACTACTGATAATGTTTTAGGGGATCCAAACTCCGGTGCAGTTCAAATTGATGGTGGAGTTGGGATTAATAAAAATCTTACTGTTGGTAATGCATTAACTGTAACTGGATTATCAACCTTTTCTTCTAATGTTGATATCAATGCATCGGTTGACATTTCTAACGATGTAGTTGTTGGTGGTGGACTAACTGTAAACGGAACATCAGAATTTATTGGAAGTGCCATCTTTAGAGGAGGCACTATTGGGATTGGCGATTCTGTAGGTGATGATATTAATGTTTCTGGTGAATTTATATCTAATTTAGTTCCAAATACAGATAATACTTATGATCTTGGTATAATATCTCAAAGATGGAGAAATGGTCTATTTTCTGGACTGGTAACTACCAATAATTTATATGTATCTGGCATATCCACATTTGCAAATAATTTAGATATTTCCGGTGATTTAAATATTGTTGGATTTGTATCAGTTACTGAAGGTCTTTATTATGATAATGAATATGATGGACCTAATGGTATTGCATTTTTTGATAATAATGGAAAATTAACTGGAGCAGCTAGTACAGAGTCTGCAATTGATACAAGTAACTATATATTAACAAAACTAGAAACAGCAGGAATAGGAACTCCTGTATGGACAAGCACTATTGATGGAGGAGAATACTAGTGGCAAAACCAAGCACAAGACAAGGATTGATAGATTATTGTCTAAGACAATTAGGTGCCCCTGTTCTGGAAATCAATGTTGCTGATGAGCAAATAGATGATTTGGTAGATGATGCAATTCAATATTTTAATGAAAGACATTATGATGGTGTCGAAAGAATGTACTTGAAATATAAAGTTACTCAGGAAGACCTTGATAGGGGAAAGGCAGGAGGAACTGATGGTGTTGGAATAGTTACTACTACAGGAACTTCCAATATTTCTGGCATTTCCACTACTTTTAATTTTTACGAAACATCAAACTATATTCAAGTTCCAGATTCCGTAATTGGTATTGAAAAAATATTTAAATTTGATACCAGTTCTATTTCCGGCGGAATGTTTAGTATCAAGTACCAACTATTTTTGAATGACTTATACTATTTCAATTCTGTAGAACTTTTACAATATGCAATGACGAAATCTTATCTGGAAGATATTGATTTCTTATTGACTACTGATAAGCAAATACGATTCAATAAAAGACAAAATAGATTATACTTAGATATTGATTGGGGAGCACAATCAAAAGATACATTTTTCGTGATTGATTGTCATAGAGCTCTTGATCCAGAAGATTTCAGCAAAATTTATAATGATAGTTTTATGAAGAAATACTTGACTTCTCTCATAAAGAGGCAGTGGGGTCAAAATCTAATTAAATTTAATGGTGTCAAACTTCCGGGTGGGATTGAATTAAATGGAAGACAAATATATGAAGATGCTCAAAGAGAACTTGAGGATATAAAGCAAAGAATGTCTATGGAATATGAACTTCCACCAATCGATCTTATAGGATAATTATGGCATTAAATCCTTTTTTCTTACAAGGTTCTTCTAATGAACAATACTTGATTCAAGATTTAATTAATGAGCAGTTAAAAATATATGGAATAGATGTCTATTACATTCCAAGAAAATTTATAAGAACTGACGATATATTTAAAGAGGTCGAAACCTCAAAATTTGATGATAATTATATTATTGAAGCATATCTAGAAAATTATGAAGGATATGCACCTGGTAGTGATTTGATGACTAAGTTTGGATTGAGATTAAAAAATGAAATTAATTTAGTTATATCAAAAGAAAGATTTGAAGAGTTTATTGTTCCATTGATGTCCGGAAGACAAGTTGGAATTGATAAAGAAAGAATAACAGATTATGAAGTAGAGTTGACGACTAGACCTAAAGAAGGAGACTTAATATATTTTCCTTTGGGACAAAGATTATTTGAAATTAAAAGAGTTGAGCATGAAAAACCTTTTTATCAATTAGGCAAAAATTATGTCTTTGAACTCCAATGCGAACTTTATGAATATGAAAATGAAGATATTGACACATCTATTGAAGAAATTGATAAGACAGTAGAAGATGAGGGTTATATCACTTCTCTCACTTTAGATGGAACTGGAGTTACTGCTACAGCAACAGCATCTATTGATGATGGTGTCATAAGCCAAATCATATTAACCGATGATGGATCTTCTTATACATCAACCCCAACAGTAACTATTGATTCATCTCCAACAGGAAATTCTAGTGATAATGCAACTGCTGTAGCAATCACAACTTCTATTGGTGATGCAAAATCAATAAGTTCAATAAGACTCACTTTTGGTGGACGTGGATATAGCACAGTAAATCCTCCGACAGTTACAATTTCTGGAGGTGGTGGCATCGGTGCCGCGGCAACCTCAATAGTTGCAAATGGTGCAGTTAATGAATTTACAATTACAAATAGTGGGAGAAATTATTATACTGAACCAACAGTAACTGTTGTTGGAATTGCATCAACCTCTGCGATTGCAAAGGCAACATTTAATACAAGTACAGGAACTATTACTGGAATTCAAATCGTAAATTCTGGTTTTGGATATACAGAAGCACCAACAGTTCAAATTTCTTCTGCTTCTACCGTAAGTATAGGTGGAACTTATGTATATGGAGAAACTGTGACTGGATCACTTTCAGGAACAACAGCAGAAGTTAGATCATACAAACTCCGTACAGATTTAGATGTTAATTATCCTCCCAGAGACCTTAAAGTTGCAGTGAATAGCGGACAATTCTCTAGAGGAGAAGTTATTGTAGGTTCAGCATCTTCTGCAACCTATATACTTAAATCATATGATAATAATAGTTATGAAGAATCTTACGACACAAATGAAGAGATTGAAATAGAAGCGGATAATATATTAGATTTTACTGAAATAAATCCATTTGGAGAATACTAATGTTAGGAACATATTTTTATCACGAAATTATAAGAAAAACAATCGTAGGATTTGGAACTCTATTTAATAATGTTTATATTAGACATTTAAATAAAGATAATAGTGTTGCTGATGAAACTAAAGTTGGTTTATCATACGGACCTTCTCAGAAATTTTTAGCAAAAATACAACAGCAGGCAGAATTATCAAAATCTGTTGCTATTACACTTCCAAGAATGTCATTTGAGATGATTGGAATACAATATGATCCAACAAGAAAAACTGGAATTACTCAAACATTTAAAACTTGCGATGATGGAGGGAATGTAAAAAAGGTATACATGCCCGTTCCTTATAATATTACGTTCGAATTAAATATTTTCAGCAAATTAAATGATGATGCACTACAAATAGTAGAACAAATATTACCATTTTTTCAACCATCTTTTAATTTAACAATCGATTTGGTAGATTCTATCGGAGAAAAAAGAGATGTTCCTATAGTTCTTGATAGTATCGATTTTCAAGATGACTATGAGGGAGATTTTTCAACTAGAAGAGCACTTATCTATACTTTAAGATTCACTGCAAAAACATATCTATTCGGTCCTATTGCAGATTCTACAGATGGTCTTATTCGTAAGGTTCAAGTTGATATGTATTCAGGAACAAATACCCAAACTGCAAAACGTGAAGTAAGATATACAGTAACACCTAAAGCACTTGAAGATAAGAATAATGATGGAGTGATTAATTCAATTGACGATGCACTTCTTGAACCTGGAGATGATTTTGGATTTAATGAGGAATGGGATTTTTTCCAGGATTCCAAACAATACAGCCCAACCCAACAAACTGATATTTAATAGTTATGTCTAATAATTATGAATCGATAGATAATGCACTCAATACAACGAGTGATATTATTGAATCTGAAAATAAGTCTTCTGAGATTAAACCTATCAATACGACGAGAGATGGTCATATTGATAAAGATTATGAGTATAGTCGTGCAAACCTCTACTCCCTCATAGAAAAGGGTCAGGAGGCAATCAACGGCATTATGGAGGTAGCAGGTGAAGGAGGTAGTCCAAGAGCATACGAGGTCGCAGGGCAGTTGATTAAGAGTGTTGCTGATACTACCGACAAGTTGATAGATCTTCAGAAAAAACTTAAGGACGTTGAAGAGGATTCTAAAAAGACTACTAATAATGTCACTAATAATGCAGTATTTGTTGGATCGACATC